TAATCAAAGTTGTCAAGATAAGCATAACAGATCTTTTCATTCAAGTGTTTGCGCAAAAACTCTTCACCTGTTAAACAGTATGCGTGGCAGTTGGGTATACGGTCACTGTACTGCTTCATTACCTTGTATGCTTCAGAGTCGAAGTCTACTGAATAGTGTGTGAACTGCTTACACCCGACCACAAGACCAGCAAAGAAGTCAGTTGACCCTTCTCCCCTGCCTGCTCCTATTTCTACTATTGCGCCTTCTAGTTGATCAATGTATTTGAGTATAAACTGGTGTGCCCTGGCCCCCATTAAGCCGCTTTCTTTTGCTGTTCTTTTTCGTAATGGGCCCAAATACCAAATGGTGGTTCACATGTTTCGTTGCCTTTGATAACCCAAACAGTTTCGCAGTAGTTTTCATCACCCCACGAACCAAATGGATAGCCATCTGTGAACATTATGAAACGTTTGGGTTCGATACCTTCTTCCTTCATGTAGTCCCAGTTGCATTCAAAGTCAGTACCGCCACCGCCTGCTAGATCATAGTCTAGTATGTCTTCGATGTTGTCTGACGTGTATGTTTTAGCATTGTACACAGCAGTATCAAAGCACCATATGGTAATACGGTATTCTTCAAACGATTCCATAATGCTTTTTACTTCACTTAGGAATGCTTTGGAATCTTCGTCTAGGATACTACCAGACTGGTCAAGTGCAATACACACATCAATCATTTCACCTGGCTTCATACCTGGCAGTATACCATCAAAGTGCCAACCACGTCTGTTAACACGTGCAAAACTGTAGTCGTCTTTGTATACTGATTGAATCTGTTGACTGATCAGTTCACGCCAATCGATAACAGGAGCAGTTAAGTCTTTGATAAGACGTTTTACACCCGATGGTAAGTTACCTGACCCTGTGGCCTGCGCGGCCGACAGTACTGCACCACGTATTTCGTCCTTGATCTGTTTGGCTTCTTCTGCACTGATCTTAGGACGACCTTTGCCATCCTTGTCCTCGTCACCTGCGCCACCACCTTCACCTTCTTCTTCAAGGTGCTCATCCAACAACTGTTCTGCAAGACTGTCTATGTCAATCTTGTCAGCATTGTCAAACAGGTAATCATAAACTTCTTCGTATGCCCAGCCTCTGAACTTTGAATCATACAAGATTGGAACAACGTTGATCTTTTCACCAATGCCTTGGTCAATAAGGTCTTGGTTGACACAATAGTCTGCGGCAATATTGCTGAGTCTACCGTCACGTTCCTGCTTGCGGCCTAAATGGTCATACACCACATGCAACACTTCGTGTCCTGCTAAAAACTCACACTGTCGTAGTGGTAACTTGTCAATAAACTCGGAGTTGTAGTAGAATCTTTTACCATCTGTTGCGGCAGTAGGACACCATGCATCAGCATTTACCAACTCAAGCCTTGAAGTCAATTGTCCAAAGAAAGGTGCCTTGAGCAACAGTCCAATACGTGCAGTAACTATCTTTTCTCTTGCTCTTGCATCAATTGCAGGATCAGTAACAGTTACTACACTGTCCTGCTTATCGATAACTGTTGAATCACTCATATCCGCTCCTTTTAAATTACTTATTGGAACTTGCCGCGGCAATCACATACTTGCCATACTTTTTGTGAAACTCATCAAAGCTGGGCATCTTGCCTGGTACCATTGGAAGGTTATATGTAGTAAGAGCAACACGAGCACCCATAACACATACCTCTGTGGTAAAGTTCTCCATCATAAATTTCAAGAAGTTATCAGCCTGTTTGTGAAAGTTTGGGAGACTGCTCTTCTCTGGATTTTTTTCTAAGAAATCCTGCAACTCATAACACATACTGGTTGTGAGTGCATACATAGCACTGATCTCTTTGGATTCCATCTTTGTGGTCTTGCCACTTAGGATATCTTCTGGCTTAGGCAATGATCCGGCAATCTTACGGTGTGCCATAAACTTACCACTAATACCTTCGCCAACACTACCACAAACCAAATCACTAAGCTCACTGTCGGTAATATCTGCGTCTTTACAGAAGTCTGACACAAATACCCATGATCTTGGAGTAGCAAATGAGCGACTTGATGAACGTGGATCAAAATCAAACAAATCTTGTTTAGCAAAACTCAAGTAACCAACGACATCCTGGTGTACTTTGTTTTTAACTGCCCAAGTTTGCCAAGTTTGAAAATCAGCTTTAACCTCTAAGTGAACGAAGCGGTTGGCCAGCGGTGTCGGCATACGATAAGTAACACCTTTGTCGCTGTCGCGGTTACCAGCGGCTACAATAACCACGTTCTCAGGAAGAGTGTATTTACCAACACGCCTGTTCAGGATAAGCTGATAAGCCGCCGCTTGCACCGCCGGAGTAGCGGAATTCATTTCGTCTAAGAACAAGACGATAACTGGGTATTCTGCGGCTAGTTCTGCATCCGGTAATTCAATTGGTGGAGCCCAATCCATTTTCCCAGCTTCCTTGTTGAAGAACGGAATACCTCTAATATCAGTTGGATCCATCTGACCAAGTCTAAGGTCAATCATATAACCATTTAGGTCATCTGTGATTTGGGAGATGATATCACTTTTGCCTACTCCCGGAGGCCCCCATAAAAACACAGGTCTTTTAAGATTAAAGCACCGCTGAATCCTAACACGGCCTTCTTCTACATTTACTGTTCTTGTCTCTGATACTGCCATTTGTGCTCTCCTTTATCAACTTATCAAATACTATTATAGGCTCTTTCTGACCAAATGTCAATCAGTTTATTTGGCGTTGTAAGTTGTTGATTTATATAACCAAATGTTCAAAGTAGCGGAAGTGATCAGCCAGTGTCCAAGTTGTAGGGTCAATTTTGGTGCCATCGTATGTCTCAAATTCTGCTGTAAAAACACTATGATAGCGCATAAACGGTAGCCACATGTTGGGTGTTTTGGACTTCCAGCCAGCTTCTGCTAACTGTTCGTGTTTGGCTTTGCTGAGTTTTACAGTGGGTGCATTGAGAGCTTGCGAAACAGTTATGACTTGATGTAACAGTAGGTCACGTACTCTTGCCGCTGGAATCAAATGCTCAAAGTCATACTTTTCATCTACACCAACTTCAGTGTAATGACCTTTCATACCGTCACGTTGTTGAATACAATATTTGTGATATCTACGTAAGTAATAATCAATGTCGTTGCGTATTTCACGCAACAGTTGTTGATCGTTTTCAACTGAATGATACAGTTCTACTCGGTTTGTTAGGTTTTCGGTACAGTACTGGGAAACCGTTTTATAGGTCTCCTCAGTACGTGGTGTTGTGCCGTAGTTGGGCTGGATAAACTTGTTTAATGATTCTTGTAAGTTCATGACTCAAATAATCCAGTTGAGTGTGAACTGGCGATACTCTCCATTTTCTTCATAGTCTTGTCAGATACTCGAAACTGATATTGGCCGTCTGCTTGTTGCTCAAAGTATCCCCATTGACCTGAAATTGGAGTGCAATTAGGTCCTTCACCAGGCGAAAATTCCGAAAGATACTCTCTACCAAACTCGTATGCTTGTTTAAGTTTGTCCTGTATTTCTGGGAACGTGAAGTCGTATACTTGTTCGCTGGTTATGATACTTTCGTCGTGATGTTTTAACGATTCTTTATATTTTACACGATATTGTTTTTGAACTTTATTTCTAATAGGACTTTGATGCCACGGGGTATCAACGATACTTCGGTGTGACATACTGCCAATTGTTTGCGGACTTGTTGCACTTTCATTGCGAGATTTAACTTCTAACTCGTCCTCTGGTAAATCAATCCCGCGATTCCTGGAAACGTTGTTTCCAAAAGCTTCTAATATGTCTTCAATACATCTTCCAACGTTTCCATTCTTTTGTGTCATTGGTATTCGAGTACCAACTCGTATTCCTTTTTTTATGTTCATTTCAAACTCCTTCGTTAATTAGTCCGTTTGCTAGGTTACCATCAGTGATACCTAACTTACTACCTTCTCCGTGATAAGGCAAGTTTAGTTCGCCACCGTTGAGTATATAAACTTCACGTAGGAAGTTGCTCATAACTCTTGGAGCATCCCAAGCCGCACCAGGGAACATGTGTTGTTGCTGTACTTTTGCTTTGTCATGCACAATCTTACTTGACTTGAAGGTTTTCTTAACCAGTGTAAGAACATCCTCCATCCACCCTTCTGGTAAAGGATCTCTCACGTTGGTGTTTGCGAGTCTCTGCAGTTCGTGCAGGCCAATGTAAACACCTTGATCAATTTCTTCCTGCATTTGGAATACCTGCTGTATAGCACCAAGTATATTGTTAAGCACCTTACCAGACTCGTCTGCTTCTATACCCTTTTGTGCGTATCTGAAGTGACTAAAGAAGTACTCGTTTGGTCCACGTAAATTTACATTACTGCGAGTTTTCTTATCCTCTAAGTCGATACCCAATGTATCAAATTGATCCTGCATTGTTCTTGCACGTACATTCTTAATTTCCCTGCTACCGTTTTTATAACGCACTAAAGCATTACGATGTAGGTCCGCAGGTCCTAACCGTTTAACACCTGTATCGTTTAACTGTTCAAATGCAAACGACGCAAAGTTTTTATCTTCAGTATCTACTACTGCGCAAGGAATTTCATCAAAACCCAGTATAGCGGCAGCCACAGTTCTGTGTTGACCATCATACGCATCTACTGTAACTTCAACTTCAACTTCGGTGGTTATTAATCGACATGCACTAACAGGACTGCAAATGCGTGGATCCCATTTTTTCATGATGTTTTTAATATGATCATGTATAACATCACGCTGGACTTCATAGTCAATCCAGATGTCTGCTATAGGCACCATCTTGCTAACTGGGAATGTGTATCGGTGAGTTTGTGCCGCTTTACGCCATGTTGCTAATTGATCATCAGTAACATTGTAATGGGCTTTGAGTTGCTGTTCTACTTCTGTTGCGACTTCTGTGAGTTTTCTACGTAGGCGTTGCGCCATAGTTGTTCTCCTTGTTTGTAAAATTGCGCACCATGCGCTGTACAGTAAGCTATTGTTGAGTACCATACACAACTAACTTACAAGTGCTATATTAGAGGAGTTTTAGTCTTTTGTCAAGTCTTGATTATCCAGGTACTGCTGTAGATTGTCAGCATGCAGTTTCAGCATCACAGTTTCATCTTTGCCTGTGAGCCAAACAGTACTTAAATTTTCTATGTAATAACAACAGGTTAGCAGACGACTCATTTGTATGAGTGTGCGATTTTTTAGTTTTTCTGGAAGTTTAACTTTGTGTAACGGGTATTCCACGCCTCTCAAATATTTGAAGCCTTGTTTGCTTAGACGTAGTTTATTTTGGTCGGTATGGTTCCAAAACCATTTACGTAGCCATTGGTCTAGGTTGGAGTACTTACCTCCACCCTTTTCTAAGAAGAGTTTTGCGTAATCTAATTGACTAAGGGAAGATTTGCTCACCTTGCTTCATGAATACCACTGTGAACTGATCTGTTTTAAACAGACTGTTGAGTTTTTTGCAAAGGTTAATCGCATGCCCGCTGTTACTAAAACTTACCTTTTTATACTTGGGTCCTGGGTAATGTAATAGTATGTTATGAGTCTTTAGATTGATTGGACGGTTATCATAAAAGACTGCCCAAATCCCGTCACTACTAAGGACTTGGTCGCTTTTATAATTTGTCTTGTTAACATGCTCTAACAAGACCGTCGGCTTTGGTCTGGACATCTCTATTTCCTTGAATATAGTATTTATGACTAAAAAGTGGGTATATTATCATTAAAAACCACCTCCGTCTACACTAATTGAATTTACAGGCTCAGACACACTTGTTTCCTGTGTCTCAGCAAGATTAGCTAACAGCACATAGATATCACTGTGTAAGTTACGTGCTTCTTCTGCTGTTAGTGCTAATTGTTTACTACCAGTCTGGTTCATTAGTTTTACTTTATCGTTGAACTTTTTAATTGCTAGACTGATCTTTTCCATATTATTGTTGCTCCTCTTGTGGAGTTAAATTTTGATAATATTGGTCAAACAACCAAAAATTACCACCATAACCTAAAATGCATGCGGCTTCCATATTCATTTCTAATGCCATCCACGAGTTTAATTCATTGTTGATTATGATTACGATTGTGTTATCTGGGTAATTGTCTTTGATGTTTGCGCCTTGCCAGAAAACTTCGTAGCCTTGATCTTCTGCCATTGTTAACACACTCTGACTGGCGTAGCACTCTACTGGCTTGCTTCTTGTTACAGATTCTTCTTCTTCAGGATCCATCAACTCTTGTGCGAATATTTCTGCACCGATTGTAATTGCACCTGTTGTGACTACACCTAAAATAAATCCTTGTATAAATCTTTTGATCATAATTGTTTTAACTTTTCTAACATTTGTTGTTCTGATTTAAATGGACCATGATACTTGTATCTACTGAGTAGAATATTCTTTGGACAAAACTCTTTTGACCATTTATTACCAGCCCTGACCAAATAGTACCCTGCGCAGTATTGACTACGACTCTTTGGTGTTTTGTTGTAAATTGGTATTTGTCTTTGCACATCAAATACTTCGTTGTAGACCCTACTGGTTGCTGGGTACCCATAAACCAAATTTTCTTTGTCCCTGGCAGTTTTTTCTGCACCAGCAAACTGTATGTTGTACTTGGACTTTATGTTTTTTACACTAGCGTATGTTTCTCTTTGATTATTGTGTACATAAACAAAGCCACCATTCTCTACTGCTTGTATAGTAGCAACCTGATTACCAGATTGTTCTACTACCCAATATTTGTTCTTGATTATGGTTTTTGCTACTAGGTCATTCATGCTGTTAGTTCTTCCTGGATATACCTGTTAAGTTCGTGATCCCCTACATCCTCTGGTATTTCATTTTTATAGAATAATCTATAACTGTCACTTCCATACTTGCCAATGCCATACAATTCTGTAGCATCTTCTCCGTCCCAGTTTTCAAACTGCTCACTCATGCGACACAGTCTTTTTAACCGTACATGTTTCATTCCAAGTGGTTCAATTACTTGTTCAATCTCTTGCGGTAGTGCCTGCAACAATTTATCATGCGTGGGCCACTTAGCAAAAAACTCAGGCAGTACACGTTTAACTTGTTTGCGATTTGTACAGTTTAAACATATAACACCAACCATGTGTTGCCACACGTTGTCTACTTGCTGTTGGACCATTCGTTCATCAATCATTCTGGATTGCCTGCTCCTAAAAACTCTGCATACTGCTGGCTGTGTTCACTTAATCTGTTAAGATCATACTTGCCACAAAACTTCAAAAACTGTGCGCCTACCATTGGTCTCTTTCTACTTACTTTACCTTCTGCAATAGTGGTTGCAATTTGTTGCTTTACTTCATCAGGTTGTGCAGTAAGGTCAACCAATACCTTGTTGCGTTCATAATCATCCAACACTCTGTGTTCTTCACCGTTATGGTCAGTCCAACGTTGTAACATCAAGTTGTTCCAATTAAAACCTTTTGCATTTCTGTCAGCGTAGGCTTCAAGCAATCCAACTTTGTTCTTGCTACCTTTCTTGCGTACACCTGGATATGCTGAAAATACATTGTCTGTCGAATCTCCACGCATACATTTTTCAAACAAGATCCACTCTGGGTCGGGTATTTGCTTGGGCTCTTTGGTCTTTTTGTCTAGCACCAACTTGCCTCTTTTATCAAATATACCTTCCAGTGTGTGCAATTCATCTGACACACCGTTGTACTGCTGTACGTTAGATGCCAACAATTGATAAAAATCAGTGTCACTGCTGATGATAACATGTTCGTCATCTGGGTGTGCTTGTACCCATCCAGCAATCAAATCATCTGCTTCTAAATTACCATGGCGCATCACAGTACAGTTTGTTTTTTCGTCTAGGAAAGTTTTTAGTGAATCAAATGCTTCCCAAAACAATGCGTCTTCTTCTGCTTGTGCTTCTGTTAGTGCTTGTCTTGCAACTGTACGGTTTTTCTTGTAAGGCTCATAAAAGTCTTTGCGCCAACTACGTCCTTCTAAACAGAATACAACATGGTCTGCTTTATGATCACGCCACGCCTTGTTTACACTAGACAGTGTAACGTGTATAGCAAAACCAAGTTTATCCCAGGTGTCTGCTTGACGATGTGCGCTGTGTCGGGCACGAAAGAATGTGTTTGCTGTGTCTACAATAAGATATTTCATTTAATAATAGTAGCATATTATAACAACTTGGTCAAGTGCGGCATCAAGTATTCTGCCCATTTGCGATGCCCGTCTGCTCTATAGTGATAACTGGGAAGTGCTGTAAGTCCTTGATTTTTTAAATAATTGTAATACGTCATGTCTGGGTTGTATGGTTCAATAAAACAATCTTCCCAATCTTCCATAGGAATGTTTTGAAAGTCACTGTAACTGTTGAAAAACAAGTGTGGTATTTCCTGTTCTTGCAGTTCTTTGTGAAACTGCCAAATCTTTTCATGTTCCTGCTGTTCGCATTTGATCCAGTCTATGCTGGTAACATAGAACTTGTATTTTTCTTTAACCAATTCAGGCCAGTCATCTCCGATACCTCCTGAATTAATTTGCCAGTAAGTGCCATGGTGCAACCATTCTTGTCTTTCGTGTGTGCTCCAACCAATGATAATAGCATCAGGGGTAGTTTCTTTTAGGTACTCCCTAGTGGTACGCAATATACGATCATTGCTACTAGCTGATTCAGCATCGCAATGCAGTATTGCATATAGTTCATTTGCTACCAAACATCCATAACTGGCTCGTTCGTTATCAGGATGAGGTATACGACCTAAATTATAGTATAAAGAATCATCTTGTGCAAAGCAATAATCATTAACTGCTTCAGCGCCGGCACTGTGGCTGTCACCGTTTACATACAGGATCATGAAACTTCAGTTCTGCCGCCGCCTAAGTCTGTTTGGTTATTTTGCCTAGCACGACCGTCTTGGGACTGATTTGCCTCCCATTGTTCATAGTTTTCTGCTATTACATTTTTACATACCGATTGGAACCAACGATCAACTATAACAGCATCAGTATCTTCTTTTTTCTGTTGATAACCTGACTTGATCAACTTGGCTACAAAGTAATCGTTCCAGTCTAATTCAAATGCACCATTACCTGGATCATCTGGATCAAGTTCAACAGTTAAAACATTTACCCATGGTTCTTTGTTTTCTGTTGCTATTTCCTTATCGGTCTTTTTAGCCTTGGGTGCTTCTTTCTTCTTTTCTGGCTTTTTCTTCTTGAATATATCAAACATCAGTGTCTCCCAGTAAATTGATCTATTTCTTGTTTCCATTGTGGATAAAATTTGCCGTCGTATTCTGGACTACGCCTAGCGTTGTCTAATATACTTGTTGGTTTGGCTATGTGTAGTTTGTTTGCTAAACTACATGACGACCATGTACATTTAGGATCCAACTGTTTATTGCAAATAACACAAATCTTATTCATCTTTTTCCTGTTAACTTCCATACTATAAATTCAGCTTTTGAAACCCAATAAGTTTCACTTGTTTCTTTAGGACCTCTGTAGTTGTAAATGTAGGCTTTACCCCTGTATGCTTTTTTTAAAAATATCCATCGATCACTGAGATAGCATTTTCTTGGCCAAAAGCAAAAAGTTAAAGTCCAATTTTTACATAGACCGAATCCAATATCCTCCCCGAGGTGCCGAAACAAAGGCAAGGGTGGCGGTAACGGCAATTAAGTACCCCACTCGTTCTTGAACAATGGGACCTGTAGTCGGTCACTGTAACGTAATCCATTTCGCATAGCCAAATCAGCTACTGCTCTATTATTTAATCTATATGTGTCTTGATCACCGCCTACAGGCATAAAGTACACAGGTCCATCAAATCCTGCAAGTCTGTATTCTTTTACTGCGTCCAATGCTTCTTCTGCATCCTGCTCGTTCTCAATAACAAACTTCAAGTAAGTGTAACCAAAATGACTATACTCTGCTACAACATCAGGACGTATAGCATCTTCCTTCTTTTCACCTGAACAACTTAGTTTAGCACTTACACTAAAAGTTAACGCACTAGAACTTCTGCGACTGGTCCAGTCTATTAGAAAAAACTTAAAGTCTTCGTGTAATGGTTGTGTACCGTTTGTTTCAATGGTTATTTCTTTTAGTTTCTGCATCTTGGGTTGATTCAACAAGTCAGGATACTCACGTTGCCATCCTAACAGTGGTTCGCCACCTGTAATAACCAAGTGCTCTTCACGCCACTCTTTAAACGGCAGTGTATCCACGATCATATCTGACAACTCGTCGTTTTCGTATGTAGGACTCAAGTGTCTAAACTTTGGGTGCCAACTGGCATAACTGTCGCAACCTGTTGTAACCAACGGCAAGTCGCCGTATGTTTTGTATTTAAATTTATCGTTTAGCTCAATAATAGCGTCCACTTCTGTTGTCTTTTTGCCCCTGGGCATACCAAAGCCTGCACATTGAAAGTTACAACCAAATGTACGCAGGAACACACTGGGTACACCCATGTAGCGTCCTTCACCTTGTACACTGTAAAACAGTTCGCTTATTTTAAGTTTCATTAATGACTTCTCTTTCCATCAAATATACAATTGAATATTAAATTCATATCGCCTGAGTTAATTACCTTGTGGAATGCACCGTCTGGTATCAGCACATAATCACCTTGGGTGACAGGAAATGGTTCACTGTCCTCGTCACCAACAATCATGTGTCCACGTCCCTGCACAAACACATACACTTCTTCTTGCCCGGGATGCCGGTGTCCATTTGTGCTTTTGTCTCTGTGCAAACAAGTAGAACTCAATACAAGATTATTTAGAGTTTTATTGTCTTTCAACAAATAAACTTCGTTGTCCTTTATTACTTCTCCGCCAATGTCATGCCAGGCGTATTTTAAGTTTTCCATAGCAGTATTATACTTTGTTGTTTATAATTAGTCAAGTTTATTCAGCTCTGCTGGACCACACAATTCAAATCCTTGAAAGTTTGTTTTGTATTCGTCAAAGTGTTGTAAGAACATGTACTTGTAACCTCGTGCTTTGTAGTATGCGCATTCATTCCTTATACTGCACATTCCCAAGGTTAACTTTGGATGGTGGTAGTTCCATGCAAACTGGTCGTTGTGTATGATTTTACTTTGCTCGTATTCTATACATATTGTAAATGCAACCAGTTCTTGATTGTGATAGTATCCAAAAATGGTATTCTCCAAATCTTCTGGAAATATCGGTTGTACACTTTTGAATTTGTGGTAGTTGCAATAGTCATAGTATATCTTGTTCAGCTGTTCAAAATTAGGATTGTCGATAATTTTAAAATTATCAACAGGATGATAATTTGTTTCTGCTAGATTAATTCTACAGAACTTCAATCGTGTGGCCTCCAGTTAACAACATCGTCCAAGTATTCTTCTGACCAATTTTCGTAATATCCAAGTTTTTCTAAATCTTTACTAGCCATGTGTAGTTTTTTGCTTTCCTGTATTAATACCAGTGCATACTTGCCCATGTTAAATTTCAAATCACCGATTGCTTCTGTAGTGTCTGGATGGTCTTCAAGTGCAACAAACCCATTTGGTATCAGCACAGTATCGTTGGCAATATCAGTGAGTGCATGTAAGTCCTCAGTAGAGATACCTGTGGGACTGATAACCAGGATAACAACATCATACGCTGGATCCCACTTTTGTTTAACAAGACGAATATCTTTCACCAACTTGGCTTTGGTTGATATTTGCACCTTAACCTTGTTATTGGTCCATGCATTTAGTGCATAAGGACATGGTGGTAATCCATTTAAAACTTCTTGCGGCTTGTTCACAAACTCACGCAACCATGTTTCAATATCAAATTTCACACGTTCTAAACTAAGCATGTTATACTTCTCTGTCGAACAGTTCTTCCATTATGCTTTCACGCTCTTCGTCAGTGTAGTTGATCCAGTTGGCTATTTCTTCCTGTGTGCGATTGCACCCTAGGCAGTAGCCATTTTCCATAACACAGATTTTTTCACAAGGTGATTGCATTACTCAAACAAGTCCTCGTTCCATTCTCTGTGTCCTTCACGCCAAGCCATGTTACTTTGTGTTTCACGTATCTCAACTCTGTAACACCAAAGTCTATCTGCTTCTGCTTGACCCCACATGTCTGGAATATACACACCATTAACATATTTGTACAGTTGGTCTGCTAGTCCTTCACAACCAAGCCTTGGCAGTATGGTTATCTTGGCCATTTTCTTTGCTTGCAGTTGCTTGTACATTTCCAGTTCTGGATCATCTTCAGCAACCAGTAGTGTATGGTCAAATTGGTCTTGTAGTACACTTTTTAGTTCTTTTAGCCCACCGTAGTCTGCTACCCAGTTCCTAACGTCTAAGTTATCTGTTCCAAAAAAGAAACGCATACTAAACGCATAGCCGTGTATTAGATTGCAGTGACTGTCAGCCTTCCATTGCCTATATGCACAGGGAAACTGATCTACATATTCTTTTGTACTTACGTACTTGTATTGTCTTGGTTCATTAGCCATTGTCGTTTGTCCTTAATGTTAACAATGACACGCAGAATATTTAAAGTGGGATGAGCGTCTTAAGAGGCCACTGATTGAATTTACAAACATTATTTATTTTATACTATCAGCAGTATAAAGTCAATTATATTTTTAAAAATAATTACTTTGTCGTTGCTATGAATACGCCATTCCAATCTTTAGGCAAGTCTTGTGTCTGCATGTATTCGCAACGCTCAATCCACATGTCATAGTATCCATCTATCTGTCCGTCAAACTTGCCCTTTAGTTTATTACATTTAGCAATTGCTTGTTCGAACTTTTGATTACGATAGTCATCGTGCATTTTGTTGTGCAATATTTGCGCTTGTTGGTATTCTATAACTGATCTTGGTTCTGGTAACACAGTGTAGATACGTATGCCAACTGTCTTGCCTTTAACAGCAAGTTCGTCTACTTTCAAGTAAAAGAAATCATTCTTGGTTGCATCGTATGTGGTTTCGCCTACCAGCAACAAACATCCATACTCTTTACACTTTGACTCAATACGTGCGGCAGTACTGACAGCATCACCCAGT